CCTTTGGCACTAGGCACAACTGTGCAAGGACGATCAATGGTATAGTTTAACATATCGTCCTTTAACACTTTGGCAACGATCTCGTCGCCATTGACTAATTTCATAGTGACAATGTCACCTGCATCGAATGAGCTATTTGATACTAACATTACAGTGCTGCCTTTAGTTGATCTTCATTGAGTTTACGTAGTCCGTTGAATCCACCTTCAACAAACAATTTTCCATCTTTGTAAATCTGTGGAACAGTACGATGACCTTCGGCAACGATAAATTCACGTGCTTCGGGAGTCTCATCTATTTTAACTTCCTTGTAAGGAATGTTTTTATTTTTTAGTAGTGCTTTTGCTTGATCGCAAAAAGGACAATGATTTTTTGAATATACTGTTAGCATGGTCTTCCTTTGTTGTATTACTTATTACAAACTCATGCCACCAAAAGTATTTGAGTCAACGTCTTGCTTGGTACCACCAATCACATAGGTTGTGATTTCTGTTTCTTGCGGAGCAACTTGTACTTCGCTACCAGCAATCCACTTGGCTGTCCAAGGCAATGGGTTACTGCCGGTCTTGATACCACAGCTCAATCCCACAGCAGTCATACGCTTGCAGGTTAGCCAATCAACATAGTCACACAGCAACTGAGTGTTGAGACCAATCATCGATCCGTCCTTGAACAAATACTCGGCCCAGTTTTTTTCTTGCTGTGCGGCTTGCAAGAACATGGCTTCACATTCGGCCTTGGTTTCTTCTTTGATCTTTGCAAAGTCTGCATCGTCTTGTGGAAGAAGTTTAATCAACATTTGTGTTGATCCTAAGTGTACGTTTTCATCGCGGCAGATTAGTTTGATGATCTTGGCATTGCCTTCCATCTTCTTTAGTTCTGCAAATGCCCATGAGCAAGCAAAGCTCACATAGAAACGAATACCTTCTAATGCGTTCACAGAGTTAATTGCTAGCCACAGTTTCTTCTTGAGTTCGTATTCGTCAACAGTAATAGCTTCGCCATTGATAACGTGATTGCCGGCACCTAGTAAACGATGGTATGTGCCGTATTCGATTACCTCATCATAGTAACGGCTAATGTCTTTGGCACAATTGGCAATTTCTTCAATCTGCATCAATTCGTCAAATACGCGACCAGGATCGCTGTAGACGTTCCTAATAATATGAGTATAAGACCTACTGTGTATAGTTTCATTAAAAGCCCAAGTTTGTATCCATGTCTCCAGCTCAGGAATACTAACAAAAGGCAGAAAAGCGAGATTAGGGCTTCGACCTTGAACACTATCAAGGAGGATTTGTCGCTTAAGATTACTTGTGAAAATATGTTGTTCAAAATCAGTTAACTCCTTAAAGTCTTTGGCATCCCGAAGAACATCAATCTCCTCGGGGCGCCAAAAGAAACCCAATTGTTTATCAGTTAGTTTATCAAATTGTCTATACTTTACAGTTTCATAACGTTGCAATGCGGTAGGGCCTGTGGGGTCCAAGAATGCTAATTTTTCTGTGTGTTTTTTCTTATCGTTTAAATTAAATACGCTCATTTTTTATTCTCTGTTAAATTACGCAAGAATCACAATCTTCTTGGTCTTGATATTCAGCTTGTTGGGTTTCTTCAATTTTAGCAGACATTTTGTCTACGTCAATTTCTCCTTGCCCATCATTGGTATTGAAATAGTAAAGCTGTTTGGTTCCGTACTTGTAGCACATGATCAGATGCTTGAGCATTTCACTCATGGGGATCTTTTCATCCTCGTAGAATTTTGGATTGTACGAGGTGTTGACACTAATGCCTTGATCAATATATTTTTGCAATACTGCACATAGTTTTAAATAACCTTCAGGTGATTTTTGATCCCATAACAATTCGTACTTGTTCTTTAGTCTACGGTACTCAGGTACAACCTGTTTTAATACGCCATGCTTGCTTTGTTTAATGCTTACATAGCTACGTGGTGGCTCGATGCCATTGGTAGCGTTGCTAATTTGTGCAGAAGTTTCTGCTGGCATTAGTGCCATTAGTGTGGCATTACGAATGCCAGTGTCTAAAATCTGTTCACGCAGAGCACGCCAAGGCATACGCTCTTGATGCTCAACTAGTTCATCAACTTCTTTCTTACGTGTGTCAATGGGCAGGATGCCATCGGCATACTTAAGATTTTGCCATGCTTCACAAGGACCTTGCTCCTTGGCTAAGTCTGCAGACGCCTTGATCAAATAGTAACTCCAAGCTTCAGCATACTCATCAACCAATGCCAATGCCTTGGGATCGCTGTAGCTTACATCATGCTTGGCCAAGAAGTAGGCAAAGTTAATGATACCATTGCCCAGTGGGCGATATTCGCGAGTTGCAAGTTCGGCGGCTTTGACTGGATAGTTTTGATAGCTCAACAGCGCATCTAGTCCACGAACGCTTAGTCGGCAAATACGCTCAAAGTCATGCGGGCTCTTGACATTGCCCCAGTTCTGTGCGCTGAGAGTACACAATGCAATACGACCGTTTTCGTCATTGACATCCATCAGTGGCACTGTGGGCAGGTCAATCTCCGTACACAGGTTGCTCATTTTAATTGGAGCAATCTTTTCTTTGAAAGGACTGTGTGTGTTTGCATGGTCCACGTTCATCAAGTAGATGCGACCAGTGTCTTTGCGTTCTTGCATAAAACGTGCAAACAAATCAACAGCCTTGAGTGTTTTCTTACGCAACTTGGTATTGCGTTCAGCACGCTCGTACAGCTCTTTAAAACGATCTTGATCGTTAAAGAAAGCCTCGTACATTTCCGGCAAATCATGAGGCGAAAACAGCGTAATATCGCCACCTTGAATAAGTCGTTCGTACATTAATTTGTTGAATTGAACGCCGTAATCCATCTGACGTACACGATTATCCTCTGTGCCTTTGTTGTTCTTCAACACCAGTAGGTCTTCAACTTCGTAGTGCCACAGTGGGTAATAGATAGTGGCAGCACCATTGCGTACACCGCCTTGACTGCAACTGCGTGTGGCAGCTTGGAACAGCTTGAAGAAAGGAGTTACACCCGTGTGGTACGCATCCCCGTTCCTAATAGGCGAACCCAGAGCCCTAATTCGTCCGCCTCCAATTCCAATACCTGCCTTTTGGCTGACATACTTAACAATTGAACTGGCGGTAGCATTAATGCTATCAAGACTATCATCAGTTTCAATGAGTACACAAGACGAGAATTGTTTTTGCGGAGTTCTGACGCCAGCCATAACAGGAGTAGGCAAGCTGATATCGTGTAGGCTAATAGCATCATAGTATTCTCGAACCCATTGTAGTCGGGTGTCCTTTGGATAAGACATAAACAAGGTAGCCGCAATCATCATGTAGGCTACCTGTGGTGTTTCGTATAGTTGCCCGGTTACACGGTTTTGTACAAGATACTTGCCGCGCCATTGCTCCATGGCAACATAGGTAAAGTTTTCATCACGCTTGTGATTGATAAACCCGTCGAGTTGATTAATTTCTTCTTCGCTGTAGTTATCTAATAGATCTTTTGTGTAGTACCCAATTTCGGTATTACGTTTTACAAGATCAACCAGGCTCCATGGCACATAGGTGTCATATACTTGTTTGTAAATATGGTATGTTAATAGGCGACCTGCGACATGCTGATAATTAGGAGTGTCTTCACTGATTAGGTCCGCGGCAGACTTGATCAGAGTTTCTTGTATGTCGGTGGTCTTTATTCCGTTGTAAAACTGTATGTGGCTTTTGATTTCAACTTCACTGGCACTTACTCCTGTGATTCCTTCTGTGGCCCAAAAGACAACTTGATGTAGTTTTTCTAGATTTAGCGGCTCTTTACGTCCGTCTCGTTTTGTAACTGATATTTGACTCATTGATTCCTCTTAGTAACTATTCAATTTTAGTTCTTCGTTGTACTTGCTTTTCAATTTTAGATTTTTTGCAAGGTGTTCTTTATTTACAACCTCACCAGAAATCAAATTAAGAACATATTTCCCTCGGTTGATCCAGACTAAATTATAGTTGTATCGAGTTTCGGGATCGTAATATACTCTTATTTCTACTTCAGGATTGTGCTTAGTGAACTTGATAGTATATAACATTCCAAGTGCTTTAGCAAGATCACAGTAGTAATTTTCTTCAATAAGTGTCCAGGGATCTGGCCAAAGATCCGGGGCACCGGGGTCCAGGTAGTAGGGGTTGAATGGACAACTGTTCCAGAAGTCAACCACAGCTTGTGTTGCTTGATCCAGAGGTTGGTTATCCAGGGTTTTTCGAAATTCGCGCCAACGAGTCAAACGCTCGTCCGCCTGCAGTCTAAACATTTATAAATTAAAAATGATTGATGTTGTATTTTAGTGTAGCATCTACACCAGTGCTGGTTGTTCTGTAAGTAACAACGTTTGAACTATTTACTTCAAATGTAACCCCCACGCTAGTTTTTGATTCAGTATAGGTTTCGTAGTATTCAGGTCCTGCGCCGTTGTTAGCAAAACGTATAGATCCTATTCTGTAATTACTTCCTCTAGTTATGCTGTAGTTAAACACACAAGGACTAGGCAATGTAATATCAGTGGTTGTTGCTATGGATACATCGTCGCTTAGGTTTATTAGTTCGCCGACACCAATGGTCATGGTACCAGCCACTAGACCCTTGTCTACACCTATGTAAACGTTACGTGCATTGCCGGACTCAACACGAGCATAACTCAGTGCATGAGTATCGTTGCGATCAAACGTGTCACTGATACTGTAGTTGTTGCCGTAATTAAAATTAATAATAGTGCTTACCGGGCTGGCACCAAAATTATTTCCGCAGTCAGCATAATGATTGCCAATACTGCTAACACCAGATACTCCGCTGTACACGTCGATTGCACGATTAGCTATGCTTTCAAAGTAAGAATTAAAGATTCTAACATTCTTAGGATACTCGCCAGAACTGTTTTCTCCTAGTACAATTCCTCTATTCAGGCTGCTGAAAGAACAGTTGATTATTTTAATGTCACTGCATTCAACATCGCTTACCAAGGCATTGCGAACTCCTGTGAACCCGCAAGAGTCAAACACAACATCTTTGGTTGCAACAGAATTGTTGATAATTCTTACACCTGCTGAAGTTCCCGCTGACGTTGGGTTCCCCAGAGGTCCTTGGAAGTTAACTCTGTGAAAATAAATTCCACGGGCACTGTCTAGTACAACCATGTCATTGTCAGTGTCGTTCTGCAAGGTCATGTTTGAAACAGTGATATAC